CATAGATATTAATAGTGGTAATGGTATCATATTATTACTAGTTATATCATAGTGTTTATTCAAAAATTTATATAATGCATAAGTTAATAAAACTGTAATAATAAATGGTGCTATTTGATTTTTATTTAGTATTAACTCTGTTAAATTCATACTTATTTAAATATAATATTTTTAATTTAATTTTTTTAATTTTTAATTTTTTTAATTTTTTTACAACTTTATATCTAAATATTATATAATATTATTTAAAGATAAAACAATTATATTAATCATAAATGACAGCACCCAAGACACAAAAAAAAGCAGTAGTAAAAAAAACTCCTGTAAAAAAAACAACAAAAGCAGTTGAAAAACAAACAGAAACTGTTGTTCCTGTAGTTGAAACCGTAACTGAAACCGTAACTGAAACCGTAACTGAAACCGTAACTGAAACTAAAAGTGAATCAGAAGAAAAAGTTGACCCTACTGTAGAATCTATTACAAATCTTATTGGTAAATTTGAATTATTTGAAAAAGAATCAAAATTAGCCAAGGTTGAATTAAGGAAGGTATTAAAATCTTATCAAAAAAAAACCTCTAAGAAAACTCGTAAACATGATCCTAATAGACCACCAACTGGATTTGCTAAGCCATCATTAATTTCTGAAGAATTATGCAAGTTTTTAAATAAACCAAGTGGAACTCTTATGGCACGCACTGAAGTAACCCAAGAGGTAAATAAATATATTAAGGCACATAATTTACAAAATCCTGCTAATAAGAAGGAAATTAAGGCAGATACTACTCTTACTAAGTTATTAAATCTTAAGAAGGGTGATGATTTAAATTATTTCAGTCTTCAAAAATATTTAAAGGATCATTTCCCAAAATCTGATTCTTCTGTTAGTGCTTAAAAATCTAAATCATTAAATTGGTCTTCAAATTTAAATGTACAATTATGAATTTTATTATATATATCAGAAGTTGATACTGTATTAGAAGGATATTTCTTATGAGGTCGTTTATGTGTTAATGGTGGTAAACGGTGATAAGGATATTTTTTTTCAATTATTTTTTTTCCATCTTCTGATTTATAATACATTATAATTTCATTATTATCAATACGACTACGAATAAATTCCATCTTATTAATTATTATATTTTTTTTTTAACATATATAAAAAATAAATTACAATTATTATTATTATGGATAATAATTTTATTTATTCCATTAGTCCTATTGACGGACGCTACCATACTAATACACAATCATTAAAAAAATATTTTTCTGAATTTGCTTTATTTAAATATAGATTAATGATTGAAGTTGAATATTTAATTTATTTAAAAAAAATCGGATTACCTGAATTTGAAAATTTCCCTCCTAATAAAATTTTTCTTCGTAATATTTATAAAAACTTCTCACATTCTGATTGTATTGAAATAAAAAAAATAGAATCATCCATTAATCACGACGTAAAAGCCGTTGAATATTTCCTTTCCGAAAAATTACAAAAAATTTATTTATCAGATTATAAATCTTTTATTCATTTTGGTTTAACCTCACAAGATATCAACAATAATTCTATTACATTATCTATTAAAAATTGTATTGAAGATATTATTATTCCATTACTTCAAAATATTTTATCTGATTTATTAGATAAATCTTCCGATTGGATACATTACAAAATGCTTAGTCATACTCACGGACAACCCGCCGTTCCCACCACTATGGGTAAAGAAATTATGGTTTTTCATTATAGAATTTCCAAACAATTACAACTACTCAAAAATATCGATTATTATGGTAAATTAGGTGGTGCTTCCGGTAATTTAAATGCTCATTATGCCGCTTATCCTGATTATAATTGGGAAAATTTAATGGAACAATTTTTATTACAATTTTCATTAAAAAGAAATAAATATACCACTCAAATTGACAATTATGAAAATTTATCCCTTATTTTTGATAATCTAAAACGAATCAATACTATTTTTATTGATATGAATAAAGATATTTGGCAATATATTTCTATGAATTATATAACACAAAAATTTGATAAAAACGAAGTTGGCTCTTCTACTATGCCACATAAAATTAATCCTATTAATTTTGAAAACAGTGAAGGTAATTTGTTATTAGCAAATTCTTTATTAAATTTTATGTCCGAAAAATTACCTGTCTCACGATTACAAAGAGATTTAACTGATTCTACTATATTACGAAGTGTTGGATCTATTTTTGGTTATATGTTAATTGCTTATCAAAATTTTAAAAAAGGATTAAATAAATTAGATGTGAATTTCATTCAATTAAAAAAAGATCTAAATACAAATTGTGTTGTTATTATTGAAGGTATACAAACCATTTTACGAAAACAAGGTATTCATAATGCCTATGAATTATGTAAAGATTTAACCAGAAATAATAAATGTATTACTATGGATGATATTACCTTTTTTATTAAAAATTTAGATATAGATGAAAAAATAAAAAAAAAATTATATGAAGTTAATATTGAAAATTATATTGGTAATGCTGAAAAAACTTTCTAAAAAGGTTGTTTAGTTAGAATAAGCAAGACCACCCATACCACTCATAATTCTTAATACATTGTAGTTCATAGCGAATAAGTATACACCATTTGAAACACCAGCAAGATTTAATCTGGCATTATCAATACGTGAGAAGTTGCAGGTACCAGATGGTTGATGTTCGGCAGGTTTTAAACAGAATGAGTACATACCAACATTGTTATTAGCACCAGTATTTAATACTGTTGGATGCCATTTTCTTGTATTAGTGATTAATGATTTACCACAATGACCGAGTCCACATTCATAAGGTTGAACTAAATGGTAATAATCATGGGCTTGTTCGGCAGCTCTATCATGACCGTTTAATTGAAGTTTAGCATTACCTAATAAATCACCAGGAGCAGTCCAGAATAACGCTTTAACAGGATGATTGAAACTCATATCAATTGTAGTATCACTTTCAACACCAGTGTGTTGAACTTGTTCTATTAAGTATTCGTGACTGACTTGGGCGAATCTTCTACGTTCATCAGTATCTAAATATAAATAATTGACTAATAATTTAGCATCACTAATTGTACAATTATTAGTTCCATCTACTTTTTTAGGATCTAATGTCATATTAATTTTAACTTCGTGATATTGTAAAGCAATTAATGGTAGAGCAAGACCAGGGTTTCTATTAAACCAGAAACGTAATGGAATGTAATTTGTAGCACCAACATTAGGAGTAGGTATATCTGAACCATTACACATAGCAATTCTTAAATCGTGGCTTGTTTCAAATAATTCATTATAAATATCTAACCATTGAGAATAATGTTTGTCAATTTTTTGACCTCCAATTTCAACTTCTACTGTTTTAATTAATTTTGTCATATCAACATCTTGCCATTTAGTTGAATCTGTATTTGCTTTCCATACACCACCTGTAACTGCTGTCAAGTTTGCGGTAGGGACAACTGCTGTAAGAACCCCATCTACATATCTTTTTAGTGTAACAGTAGTGGCGGCGACTCCTGTTAATTCTACTAATTCATTAGCAGAAATTGTAATATCACCATCAGCAGTTGTAACTGTAAAAGGTTTATCAAAATAAGCCATAACTGTCGCGCCAACGCCTATCCCGTGTGTTCCAATTTCATATTTGTCACTCACACCCACGTCTGCAACTTCAATTTTAGTGGCATTAGCGTTGAGACCCGTATCTGCTGTATCATCATGTGATGTAATTTTTAAGTAAATTTCTTGGACTAAATCACCATTTCTGGCTAAAGTACAAGTTACTGAACCTTCATCAGTAGTAGGAACACTGCCACTGAATGTTTGAGCGATACATTCTTTTGAAAAGTTAGTGTGTCTTCTGTAGACAACTTTGAAGAATGTAATTTGAGGATTACCTGTAAGATAAACATCTTGAGCACCCATGGCGACTAATTGCATTAAACCACCACCCATTTTATATTATTTATAGAGAAAAAAAAAAATAAATTATTAACATTCCTATTAATAATTTATTTGATTATATTTTAAAACTTTTTTTTTTCTAAAAAGTTGTTTAGTTAGAGTAAGCAAGACCACCCATACCACTCATAATACGTAATACGTTGTAGTTAAGAGCGAATACACTTAATGAAGTGGCATTTGCGGCATTCATATTACTGAATACTAATCTAGCATTATCAATTCTTGAGAAGTTGCAAGTACCAGAAGGTTGATGTTCGGCAGGTTTTAAACAGAATGAGTACATACCTGGGGCTGTTTCAGGGGCAACGTCTACAGCACCATTATGTCCAGGAAGTTTTAAACCACATTCATAAGGTTGAACTCCGGTATAATATAAAGCAGATTGTTCAGTTGCTCTATCATGACCGTTTAATTGTATTTTAGCATTATATTGAGTTTTTTTCATATTTCCCCAGAATAAGGCTTTAACTGGATGATTGAAAGTTAAGGTAATTGTTTTGTTTGTATCAGCGGCGGCGATTGATTCAACACCAGTATGTTGGACTTGTTCAATTAAGTATTCATGTGAAACTTGAGCGAATCTTCTGCGTTCATCAGTATCTAAGTAAAGATAGTTTACTAATAAACCACCACAATGTGCGCCATCAGTGCTTCCAAATTCAGCAACAATCTTAACTTCATGATATTGTAAAGCAATTAAAGGTAAAGCAAGACCAGGATTTCTATTGAACCAGAATCTTAATGGTATAAAACCATCACCAGCGCCTCCTTTTAAAGCCGCTTTCAAATGACGATTAGGTTCAAATAATTCATCATAAATAGCTAACCAAGCATTATAATGTTTGTCAATTTTTTGACCACCAATTTCAACTTCAACTGATAATATATCGGAAGGGTCGAGTGATTCACCAGTAGCAGCTGTTAAATAAATTTCTTGAACTAAATCACCATTTCTTGATAAAGTGCAAGTTTTAGTATCACCAGAACCATTCCATTGTTGAGCAATGGCTTCTTTAGAGAAGTTAGTGTGTCTTCTGTAGACAACTTTGAAAAAGGTAATTTGAGGATTACCTGTAAGATAGACATCTTGAGCACCCATAGCGACTAATTGCATTAAACCACCACCCATTTTATATTTCTATATAAGAAAAAAATTTTGAATTAAATTTAATTAAAATTAAATTAAAAATTAAATTAAACTATTTTTCCAATTAAAAACGAAAAAAAAAAATGTATTATAGTTTTTATTAAACTTTTTGTCTAAACTTTTTTAAAAAGTTTTTTTTCTAAAAGTTTGTTTAGTTAGAGTAAGCAAGACCACCCATACCACTCATGATACGTAATACGTTGTAGTTCATGGCGAATAACCATACAGAACCTGAACCAGCCATATTTAATCTAGCATTATCAATGCGTGAGAAATTGCAAGTACCGGAAGGTTGATGTTCAGCAGGTTTTAAACAGAATGAATACATACCAACATCACCATCAGAAGCAACACCACCCCAGGCACGAGTACCAGCATTTAATGATTTACCTGAATGACCGAGTCCACATTCATAAGGTTGAACTAAATGATAATAATCATGGGCTTGTTCAGCAGCTCTGTCGTGGCCGTTTAATTGTAAT